CGCCCTTCATCTTTGCCAAGCGACTTGGTCTTTGGTCTTTCGGCTTACGCGCGCGGTACTGCTTGACCTTAACCGCGATAGTCTTGGAATGTTCCTTAGACTTCACGGCAGTCAAAGCGGTTACCGCTCCGGTTTTGCCTCCAGACGATGTTTTGGGTTCTTGTTTCCCCTCGGAACCATTCGATCCAGTGATGTCCCCATCTATCACCACCAGTCCAGGTTTTGGCTCCGGCTCAACGCGCGCCGCCAGCGCTGGGGGCGCTAGCAGCTGCAGTCCGGTAGCATCCGAGACCCAGTTGTCGAAGACCTCTTTATTAAAGGTCGGAACCTGTTCCATGAGCAAGTCTTCCATCCAGTCTCCGTAAGTGTTCGGGTACTGTTTGGTAATATCCAGCTCAACGCGCCACAAATCCAGTATATTACGAAACTTATTCGGGCGTAGCGGGTAACAGGTCAAAACGCGTTTGCAAAACGCGCCGATAACCGGGGTGTTGGAGTCGGTCAGCGAAAACGCGAAAGCCTTCTCTCGCAATTTATCCACCGCAGACACGCTGCTTGGTAGATGCACAGTAACGTGGAACTTGGCAAGCTGTCTAGCTATATCACAACAACTATCAGCCGCTCCAAACCAAACGTCGGGCCCATAACGTCTGGCCAAGAAAGACACACCGAGTTCACCCCGGTGGACTCTCAGAAGTTCCAGTTTCTGCCCCACTGCCGCTGCCGACTTCTCGGCAAGCCTACGATCCAACCCTGCCGTCAGTCCGTCATCCCCTCCGTATATGCCCAACCCTGCCCACGCTTCGTACGGTGAGTTGTAGGCACCTTCCGGTGTAAGTTGTTTACGTAGAGTGAGATACATGATGAAAGCATTTAACATGGTGTTGAAAGCAGAAGTCTCAGGTGATCCAGATGAACGTGCCAGCCCGGTGTCATATTTGACACCGGACCCCATCACGCCCCTCAAACAGTACTGATTGCGCATCAATTCATGCAGTTCAGTCCTGTGCTCTGGCCTAAAAGCGGCCAGCATCACCCGAGTCTCCAGCTCACGCGCCACGTTGCCCACACGCCCATCCATTCTGCTGAAGTCAGTATTGTCCACATACGTAGCGGACTCGCAAATCTGGGCAACACGCTCAGCTATCTCCCTAGGGGTCTTGCTAAACGCGTACCAGTCCTGCACCTTAATGACATCAGCAAACGGGTACATGTAGGCAGAGTATGCCATCTTGTCCGGCCCACAAATCTGTGAAATGACCCGAGGGTCATTCACATTACCGTAAGCCTCTCTCTTGACGAAGTTCTTCGCCTTATCCGTACGCCTCTCATGTTGTGCCGCATCAAGGATGCGCCGCTGAGTGGGCTTGGATTGGCGTTCATACACCTCGTCCATCTCCACGGGGGTTAACGTCCCGGCGAACTCACGCAGAAGCAGGTCTCTAAACTCATTCATGCACTTTGACGTGAAGGAATCCATTTCCACGTCATGCGCTTTGAGCTTCTCGACCCGCTCCTGTGCCGCACGTAAGTCGTTGCCTCTGCACCTATCTGGCACAAAAGCTCCGTCCAACAGCGGCTGCATGAAGGCAACCATGCCCGGCGCTGCGTCGTCCTCCACGTGGGTGCCCTTAGGCACCCATTGGAAACGTCTCACTGCGCCAGACACGGTCTGGGCGATCGCACGGGGGCGTGAAAGGTGATATTCCAACAACACCTCGCATCCGGGAAAGTTCTTACTATCCCCGGACGCGACGGCACCATCAGACATTTTGCTCTTCACGGTCGCAAGCGTCAAACCATATTTCACGGTTTTAGCGGTACTAGCTAAGGCATCATCGACGCGCGCAGGAACGCTCGCCTGAGTATAGGCAAGCGGTTTACCCGTGCACACGACAAGTGACTCCCCAGCGTTCACCCGCATACGCGTGAATTCGCCATCAACCACCCGCAGCCTATCCAGGCCACGCACGGTGATTAGACGTTTGGCTACAAAGCTGTCCCACCACCCCACGTAACGTTTAAGGGGTGCTAGTAGGACGAGCTGATGGTCGTCGTCAATCCAACGCCTTTCGATGGCATAAAACGCCACCCGCGTAGTAATTCCGACCATGTTACGCCTCTCAACCCGCACAGAGTCACCACTCCAATCCCACAAGGGATGTTCGTAATGCCCCCCACCGGAAACGTCGTAAACCACGTTGTTGTCCTTGTCGAAGGTGTACTTGTACTCCCCAACGTCCTTTCCTACCCCAGATGGAACTAGGGTATACAGGAAGTGGGGAGCGAAATTGTCCACCA